GATCTTAGCGCATGGATGCAAGCCGGTGGTCGGATACTACCGCAAGGGGATCGGGGGTTGGGACCTGGCCCACGGGCTCGACGAGCACAACCCGTACCTGCTGCAGCAAGCGCGCGGATGGATCGACCTATCTGATATCGGGGTAGCGTGATGGCACGCTACAAGATCACCCGGCACCAGAACGGCAAAACGACCCTGCGTCGCGCCCACCGGAAGGACCGAAACGCGCCGTGTCCATGCGGATCCGGCAGGAAATACAAACACTGCTGCCTGCGAGACGAGTACCAGGAGCGCGTCGACTACATCGACGCAAAAAAACAGGAGCAGGAACGGCTCAGGCAGGAACGGCTTGAGGAAATGATCATGAAAAACCTGGATCTGGATCCTGTCACGAGAGCCACGGCGGCCTATACAGAGTCGCTCGCGGCCTACACGAACAGGGAATAGCAAACGAATCGGGGGGAAGCATGAACAACAGGGAGAAGCTGGAATCAGCGATCAAGATGATGGATGTGTTCAGGAGTGATATGTTCGCGCAACATATCCATGGGTACATTGATAGTGTACAGGCTGTACTCCGCAGCATCGACCTGCCCGACCCGCCGCAGGAGTGCAAACCCATCATCGGCTCAGACGGGCGCGAGTGGTGGCCGTGTTATGGGGAGAAGCAGCCGGAGATAGGCGAGAAGGTGTTCTGCATGCTTAACGATGGCAGATGCCTCAAGGTTAAATACAAATATGTCGGATGGCACAAAGCCTATACACACTGGTCTCACTTCACCGAAGGAGAACCCGTCCCGCCAGGGCCGTTTGAGAAGGTTGAGTGTAAGCACGAATGGATACCTCGCATCGACGATAGGCTATGCCGCCTGTGCAACATGAAGGTACCGAACAAGAAACCAACGCCAGCACCAGAGCCGTTTGATGAGGTCGAACGACTGGAAGCCGAGAACAAGCGGCTGCGGGAGGAGCTTCACATCGCGAAAGCTGATATGAGTGGTGCGATCAAGATAGCTAGGGCAAAAAGCGATGAGGCAAAACGGCTGCGAGAGGAACGTGACGCGGAGGAACGCAGATCCATTCTACTCACCGAGGACTGTTGCAGGCTGCGGGAGTGGCAGCGGAAGGCGGTTGGTGAATTGAAGGTTTTGCAGCAGCTTGATTCACGCCATGTTGACTGCAGACCTACTGAAAGCCTCATCGCAGAGGCCGAGGGATGTAAACAATGAAACGATTTGGACAAGTAGAACTTGGTGCGTTGTGCGTCCTATTGATGTGCGACGATCCAACAGACCTGACGAAGTTGCAGCGGGAATCAATAGAGTCGTTTGCCGACGCAGAAGCGCAGAGACTCGGTTACAAGGACTGGAGCGATGCTTTACACAATATCGATGTGGTGAAGGGTGATTGAAATCCGTGGATGGAACCGGGTGCGGAACGTCAGCGTGTGCACGCTGCCGTGGATCAAGATCCATATCCCGTTCACCGACAACCTGTACCTGTGCATCGCGAGGGAGTACAGATGGCCTCTGGATCGCAACCTCAGGGCCGAGGAGATGAAGGGGATGACGAATGATTGACCCCACGACGTGGAAAGTGGAATACCTGGAGGACGCATGACCATCTACCCATGGCGCGACACCTGCCCGAAGTGCGGCTCGCCGTTCGTGCAGGAAGAAATCGATGGCGAGTGCTATTGCCCAACATGCAGGTATACGTGGCACATGGCCCCAAGGCGCGCCACCAGGCGCAGAGGATACGAGTAGGAAAGGAGCGACAATGCAACTTACACACGAAGCCGGTGAGCTTGTAACGATACGTAGCCACGTGTATCTTACTGGCAAGGGCAAGGCCAGGCTGGCGCAAGCTGGCATCGACACGTGGACGTGGCTCGTCGAGTACAGAAAGGGGCTGAATGATGCCGAGGCAGAAATCGAGAATGAAGAACATGATGACCGGGAAGCAGATGCGTAAGGTCCGCGACCAGAAGGGCAACACGCCGACCAAGAAGGTGAACGGCAGCAAGTCGATCCGGGCCTGGCGGATTGACGGGTCACAGAAGGGTGGTTGACAGGATACCGAGCACCTGATACCGTAGACATCTGGATAACGGTTGGCACCATGGACGGCGCGAGACCCCTGGGGGATACCCTGGGGGTTCTCCCTTTCTTGACGGGTCATATGCACAGAGCTAGTATCAAAGCATGGGAACCAAACAGAAGAAGCGCAAACGCAAGTACAAACCATCCAAGTGGGACACGGTGATCCAACCACGGATCACCGAGATTGCAGCATGGTGCCGCGACGGCCTGACAGATCAGGAGATCGCCAAACGTCTTGGCATGGCCAGGTCCACGTTCAACAAGCACAAGGCAGAGCATGAAGAACTGCGCGAGGTGCTGAAGCGCAACAAGGAAGTGGCTGACGTTGAGGTGGAGGACAGCCTGTTCAAACGGGCCAACGGCTACGAGTACGAGGAGCGTAAGGTTGTCAAGAAGCGTATCCCCCCGAAGTACGGCGATGATGGCGAGGAGATCGAACCATCCAGGCTCGTGATCGTCAAGGAAGAGGTGACACGCAAGAAGGTTGCCCCTGACACCACAGCCTGCATCTTCTGGCTGAAGAACCGCAAGCCAGGCGTATGGCGCGACAAGCAGGAGATCGACCACAGCAGCAGCGACGGCAGCATGGCTACCAAGACTGACGACCCAATAGACTATGGCAAGCTATCCACGGATACCCTGCGTGACCTCCTCCAAGCATCTAAGCCCGGACCTGACGAGGGTTAAACAGGAGCTTGTCAGGCGGTCGTTCTGGGACTACCGGCGAATCATCCGGCCGCGCATGTTCATCGGCTGGTGGCAGGCTGACCTGGCCGCCAGGCTGCAGCGGTTCTACCAGGATCTGATAGCAGGCCGACGCCCGAAGCTGGTTATCCAGGCCCCGCCACAGCACGGCAAGAGTGAGCAGGTGGAGGACTTCATTGGGTGGCTGGTCGGTATGAACCCGGACACCAGGGTGATCTATGCCAGCTTCTCGGATCGCCTCGGGGTCAGGGCCAACAAGAACCTGCAGCGCCGTATCGATTCGGATACATACCGCGAGTTGTTCCCTGGTACAAGCATCAATGCGGAGAACGTGGTCACCAAGTTCGACCGCCCGCTACGCAACTCCGATGTGTTCGAGTTCGTGAACCGCGAAGGCTACTTCCGCAACACCACCGTGCTCGGGTCTGTGACCGGCGAGGGCCTGGACCTTGGCGTGGTGGATGACCCTCTGAAGGGCCGGGCCGAGGCATCAAGCAAGCTCGTGCGTGATCGCACATGGGACTGGTTCACCGATGACTTTTTCAGCCGGTTCAGTGAGCGTGCCGGGCTGCTGGTGATTATGACACGGTGGCATCTCGATGACCCTGTTGGACGAATGATCGCTGACCTACCTGGCGTGGAGGTGGTGACCTACAAGGCTATCGCAACCGAGGACGAGGAGCATCGCAAGGCTGGCGATCCGCTTTTCCCGGAACTCAAGTCCATGGACTTCTTGACCGAGCGCCAGCGCCTCATGCTGCCAGCCAGGTGGTCGGCACTGTACCAGCAGGATCCGCAGCCGGACGAAGGGTCGCTGATGGATGCCTCACGCCTGGTGGTTGTCGATCAGCTACCTGCAGACGTGGAGGTGACCCAGGAGGTCAGGTACTGGGACAAGGCTGGCACGGAAGGCGCTGGGTGCTTTACCGTCGGAGCCAAGCTCGGGAAGCTGTCCGATGGGCGCTTCGCCATCCTGGACATCATCCGGGATCAGGTTGGGGCCGTACGCCGTGAGCGGATGATCCGGCAAGCTGCAGACATGGACGGGTCAGGTGTCACCGTGTGGATCGAGCAGGAGCCTGGTAGCGGTGGCAAGGAATCCGCCGAGAACACCATCCTCCGACTGTCGGGGTACGTGGTCAAGGCAGACAAGCCGACGGGCAACAAGGAGCTGCGGGCGGAGCCATACGCGGTGCAGGTAGAGGCGGGCAACATCCTCGTGCTGCGCCGCTCGTGGACCGAAGCTCTGATCGAGGAGCACCGCACGTTCCCCGGCGGGAAGTACAAAGACCAGATCGACGCGGTGGCCGGTGCGTTCAACAAGCTCGCTAGGCCATCAGTCGCGATGTGGTAATCTACCGCGTACCAATGGGCGTCACGTTGACAATCCACCCGTGCGCGGCTATAACCGGTACATGGGCCTATTCTCGAATATCTTCACATCACGTAAGCCTGAAACACGCAACCCTGTAACGCTTTTCGGTGGGTATTCCATCCGTGGGTTCGACCGGTCATCGCGTGCTGTTCTTGAGTCGTTCGCCACGTCACCGATCATGCAGTCGGTTGTATCAGCCATCGCCAACGACACGGCTGCGATACCGCTCCGGCTTTACACCAAGAAGACAGACGGATCCTATGATCCAGTCGCCGACCACTTCCTGCTTGATGCGATCGGCAGACCTGTGGCAGGGCTGGCCGGATATCAGAAGCGGTGGCTGCTCCAGGTGTGGATTGACATGGTTGGAGAGGGCGGGTGGCTCAAGCAGAGGAGCGAAACCAGCGGACGAGTCATTAACCTGTGGCCTATCCCTCCGGCGTGGGTGATGAGCAGGCCTATCGACTCAACGCAACACTGGGTTATCACGCCAAAGTCTGGCATCACCTTCAACGCACCATACAACGAAGTGATCTGGTTCCATCGCCCACACCCTGTGCGCCCATACTATCGTGGGTCTGGAGTTGGCACGTCTCTGAAAACAGAGATATCCGTGGCCGAGCTGGCGCTGAAGACGATAGCCTCGTGGTTCTACAACGAGGGCAAGCCGGAAGTCCTGGTGGTCGGCGAGAACCTAAGCCCCGACAAGACCAAGGCGCTCGAAGCGAAGTGGAAGGAGAAGCACAGCGGCCTTTTCCGCCAGTTCCTTCCGTCTTTCTTGGGCGGCTGCAAGGTCGACGTACATGAGTTCCGAACTGACTTCAACGGGCTTCCGCTGGTCGACCTGAAGACCAACCAGGCAGACATCATGCGCCAGACCCTCGGGGTGCCTCCCGAGATCCTGGGCAACGTGACCAACAGCAACCGGGCAACCATCACTGCGGCGGACAACATCTATGCCAGGCACGTGCTTGTGCCCCGTATGCGGCTGCAGACAGAGATCCTGACCATCGGGCTGGCGCAGGAGGTCAACCCGTCGTTCTGCTTCGACTTCGACGACCCGGCTCCAGATGACAAGGATTTCAAGCTATCCGTCTACCAGGCGCGACCCGAGGCCGTGATGATCGACCAGTGGCGGGAGCTTGCCGGAGACGAGCCGCTGCCAGATGGCAAGGGCCAGATATTCCTGATGAGCCCGACCGTCTACCCGGTCAAGGATCCAGGCGAGGACTTGAGCTACCTCAACCCGTCGTCGCCTGCCTCCCCATCCGATGCCAGCAAGTCTGTACCGCGAATCGTCACCAAGGCCGCGAATGAGGGCGACATCGAGGTGGCTTTGAAGAAACACCCGATGACCGCAGTCATCATCCCGCAGGTGGCCGACGTGGTGGAGTTCTATGGCTCGTCCATGCACGACGAGATCCAGGGCAACGAGAAGGCGGAAGGTGGGTTCAGCTTCGCGAACCCGCGAGTGGCCGCATTCTTGACGGAGACGGCTCGGAAGCGCGTGCTTGCAGAGATCGAGCAGACCACACAAAACGCTATCTTCTCCGTCCTTCGGATGGGTGAAGAGGAACGATGGACGATTGACGAGGTTGCCCGGGCTATCGAGGATGTGATGGACACCGGCGACGTGAGCCGGGCGTGGACGATTGCCAGAACCGAGACTGTACGAGCTGCGAACTTCGGACACTATGAGGCTGGGATGCAGCTTGACGTCAACGAGAAAGAATGGTTGACCACCATCGACGGGCGTGAGCGCGATTCGCACCGTGAGATACAGGGTCAGACCGTGCCTTACAGCGAACCGTTCCGAGTCGAGTCTGGAGCGACAGCCCAGTACCCAGGCGACTTCGGCGTTGCAGCAGAGGATATCAACTGCCGGTGCACCATGCTGCCGGTTCCTGGTGGAAAGTCTGCATACAACACGGTGGAGAAGCGAGCGGCAAGGTATGCGCTACATGAGCGTCAGCGCCTGATCTATGAGGTGAGGATGCGCCGGGCTGTGCTGGCGAACTTCCGCAAGCAGAAGGAGGCCGTTATCGCGGCCGTGAGGGGGCAGAGTGCCTAACTGGATCACGAGAGACGAGTTTCTGAAAGGCAAGCAGGGGGACCTGCAGCAGATCGTTGTGGCCCAGAAGGCCGCGACGAAGAGCGCGAAAGAACGCACCATCCCCTTCATCATTTCGAGCAAGACACAGGACCGCCACGGCGATACCATCAAGCAGGGTGGGTGGCTGATCGACAACTACCTCCGCAACCCGGTGGTGCAGTGGGCACATGACGGCAACATCCCAGCCATCGCCCAGGCCCCGAACACCAAGGTGAGGCGAAACAAGGAGCTGTTCAGCGAAGCCACGTTCGCCTCGCAGGAAGAGCACGGCCACGAGTTCGCCGAGATGATCTACCGCCTTGTGGAAGGGGACTTCATCCGTGGTGCGTCCGTAGGTTTCCGCCCAATCACGTGGGAGTTCCGGCGTGACCCTGAAGGCATGACGACGGGAGTGGATTACATCGAACAGGAGCTGCTGGAGTGGTCTGTATGCAACGTGCCGTCGAACCCAGACGGGCTACTGCAGGCACGCAGTGCTGGCATCAACATCGCCCCCATGTACAAGTGGGCAGAGAGCGTGCTTGATCTGGACGATGACCGCCTGGTGATCAAGCTGGCCGGATGCAGCCGAGACGCCGTGGATAAGGCACGCAAGGATTCCGATCCGAAGCAGCGGGTACTGTTCCTGCTCGACGGATTCCAGACGCGGGAAATCGAGAATGACAACGAGGAGGATGACGACATGGCTGGAACCGATGACGTGGCGGCAGCGGCCAAGGATCTGCGCGAGACGGTTACGGCCTTGGCCGAATCCCTCAAGATGGTAGTCACGCGCATGGACGCTGCAGTGGATGGGCTGGAGGATCTGGCGCTCGGTAAGCACGCGCCGGTTGACTCGCAGCCCAATGATGGCGATCATGATACCAACAACACCGAGAAAGAAGCCGACAAGGATGCCGTGGTCAAGGCTATCCTGGCCGGTATCGAGGACATGGCCGGGACCGGCCAGGAAGGTAGTGAGTAATGGCAGATACCCCCAAGACCCCTGAACAGGAGCTTCAGGAGAACAAGCAGGTCGTCGAACAGATCCGCAATCTGGCCGGTCCGACCGTGGCGAAGATCGTCAACGAGGCGATTGACAAGCGGTTCGAGGCCGAGCGGGATCGGATCGAAGCTGGCGTTGCGCCCATGGGCCTGTTCGGCTCGAAGGGTGCGGAACAGCGTGGCGAGAAGCCCGAGGACTTCCCGGGCCAGAACTTCGCCCGCTGCTGGATCGTGGCGGCCCAGTGCGGCAAGAACCCGAGCGCGGCCCCGGACATCGCCAAGAACCTGTACGGTGAGGGAAGCGTGATCCACAAATACATGAGCAGCGACGTCGAAGAGCACGGCGGATCCGCTGTCCCGATCATGTACAGTCCAGAGATCATCGAGCTGCTGCGGCCCGTCGCGGTCATGCGTGGCCTTGGCGTTCGCAGCCTCCCGCTCGTGAACGGCAACATGACCATCCCGGCCCTGACCGGTGGCGCGGTTGCCAACTACGAGGGCGAAGGCGCTCCGGTGTTCCCGGTCGACCCGACCACCGGCAAGGTCAGGCTCATCTCCAAGAAGATGCGCGTGTTCCTCGCGCTGACCCAGGAGCTGATCAGCCGCACCGACCGCCGGATCGAGGAGATGGTACGGGATGACGCACTGCGGGCGATGGCCAACCGAGAGGATCTGGCCTTCATCCGTGGCGACGGCACCGAGGATACCCCGCGGGGTATGCGATACCTCGTCCACCCGGATAACGTGATCCCGGCTGGTGCTGGCGACCTCGCCGGTGTCATCGCGACCCTGAAGAACCTGTTCCTCGCCCTGGCCTACGGGGACGTGGACATGACCAGTGCCGCGTGGGTGATGAACCCGCGCACCTGGATGTTCCTGTGGTCCTTGCTGGACAACAACGGGAATCCGGTGTACCAGGCCGAGCTGATGACCGGAAAGCTCTGGACCCTCCCGTACCGCTGGACGAACCAGATCCCGCGCAACCTCGGCGTGGGTGGCGATGAGTCCGAGCTGTACTTGGCGAACATGGCCGACCTGATCGTGGCCGATGAGGATCGCCTGTCCGTCGAGGAGTCCATGGAAGCCACGTTCGTGGACGCGGAAGGCAACGTGACCAGTGCCTTCCAGTCCGACATGAAACTCTTCAAGGGTCGGCAGCTCCACGACTTCGCGGCAAGGCACCGCAAGGCCATCGCGGTATCGCCCGATGTGGATTGGGGTGCGTGATGAGCGGGATCACCGAACGCAGGGACATCGGCGCAATGCTGAACCAAGCGCTCGCGGTTGATACCACGAGCATCACCGCAACCGCTGTGGCCACCGGCGAGGTCATCGACCGCGAGGACCACAACATGCCGCTGTCGATGAAGGCAGTGGCCAGTCTCGGGCTGACCATCGGCACCGACGAGACCGTACAGGTGTCGTACCAGCTGCAGGACAGCGCGGACGGCGCGAGCTTCGACGACTACGGTGATCCCGTGGAAGGCACCGAGTACACCGATGCCGACACCGGCACGACCGTGGTCGAGGCCGCCGACTTCAACCTCTCGGGGTGCCGTCGGTACGTCAAGATCGTGGCCACCGTCACGCTGTCTGCAGGGTCCGGTGACGAAGTGCAGTTCCTGGTCGTCGCCATCCTGGAGAAGGGCGACAGGTACTGACGCATGACCAGCCGCCTGAACATCGCCAGCGAAATCCGGCCACTTCCTGGGACGGCCGTCTCCTCCGTAATTGGAGGCAGCCCCCTGGATGGGGTGTTCAATGATCTGGTCGCGATTTCATACGACACCCTGGAGATGAACAGCGTCCAGTCGATGGCCGTGATTGTCGGCGGATTGTCTACAATCCCGGCAGGTCAGACCATCACCGTGTGTGCGATGATCCAGCACAGCGATGACGAGATCACGTGGGACGAGTTTTTCACCTGCGACGGCGTGGTGCTCGAAGGTCCCATTACCGCGCAGCCTATCGCGATCAGCCTTGGCGCTCCGCTCGTCGGATCAAAGCGATACATCAGGACGTTGCTCAAGGCCACGACCAGCAGCGGGTTGTCATCTTCAAACGTGCTCATGCTCGGGATCGACTGTTTCGAGTCTGGCATGTACGTGGAGTGATCCGCTGCAAGACACACACAGAAAGGAATCGACACATGGTAATCGTGCAGTTCGTCAAAAGGTACCGCATCTACAACATCGGCGAGATCGCTGGATTTTCTCCGGATGAAGCCAAGCGCCTGATCGAGAAGGGGAAAGCGATCAAGCATGATCCCAAGCGCAACCACAAGACCGGCAAACCCGGATCCGAATGAAGACAAGGGGCGGGATGAGAGTCCCGCCCCTCTCGTCATCATCAAGCCGGTGACAGGAGTCACGAAAGGTGGGCAGTGTGTTGATTGTGGACGTACCAGCGTCAGAAGCGGCGCGGGCTATCGTCGCACCAGTCGTACTGGAGACTGAACTGAACGCATGCCCGTTCGATGCGCATAAGCTATCGTGCATCGCTACGGCCGTGATCGAAGAGTATTGCGGCCGCGTGTTCGGCGTGCAGGGGTACACCGAGTACCTGGCCGGCACGGGTGACCAGGAGCTGCGACTGGAGATATCCCCGATCACCGAGGTCGTCAGCGTGGACGGAGACGACGTGCCGGACTACGTGCTTGACTCCAGGCGCGGGATCCTGTTCGCACCCGATGACGTGTGGGCCCGCCGATATCGATACTACGATTACGTGAACTGCATGCCCATGGCTGGATCTGGCGCGGCCCGCGACTTCGTCGTCAACTACCTGGCAGGGTACACGACGATGCCCGCCGACCTGGTTAACGTGGCGGTGGAGATCGCACGGACGGCGATGAACGAGAACGCGCTGGACCGTAGCATGAAGGCGGCTGCGTTGGGAGACTACAATTACACTCGCGACTGGAGCGGGGCGCTATATAAGGGTGGCCTGGTTTCCGGCCACGAGGCAACGCTGGACAAGTACAAGGTCATGGCGGTCTGCTGATGTTCCGTGATTGCGCCACGATAGAGCGGCCAAGCCGCATGAGCGACGGCCAGGGTGGATACATCCAAACCCTGGTATCCGTCGGATCGTTTCGTGCGCGGTATGCGTCACCGACCGGTAAGGACGTTGCCTACGCTGGCGCGATGCAGGATCACGTCGATGCTGTCGTGTACTTCCCACCCGGGACAGATGTGCTAGTCGAGGACCGGATCACGGTGCGTGGCGAGACTTACATCGCCATGCCGCCCGTGTCACCATCGGTGCCCGCCTACGTGAAGGTCATGGTACGCCGTGTCAAGCGTTAAGTACGTCAGCCATACTGACGCGGCAATCATGCAGATTCGCAACCAGATGGGGCGCAACCTACGAGACGCGACCATTGTGCTGTACCGGGCTGTAGTCAAGAAGGTGTCAGGTGGTGGGCGCGGAAAGGAATACAGAATCCCTGGAACAGCTGGGAAGATGTATCGGGCATCAGCGGCAAAGGATCCACCGGCAGTAAGAACCGGGGCGCTCAAGAACAGCATCAGATATTTCGTTGAGCTAACCCGTGGCGTAGTTGGAACAGACCTGGAATATGCAGAGTGGCTTGAACGCGGCACGTCAACAATGGAGCCAAGGCCTTACATGGAACCATCAGCCGAAGAAGCACAGCCGGAGATCGTCGCCATCATGAGGCGCAAGCTGTGAGCGGACTGCAACAGGTACTATACGAGCGGCTGACTAGCAACGAGGAGCTGAACGGGCTACTGGTTGGCGGTATCAGCAGTGAGTGGTTTGCATCTACGGCGTACCCTCGCATGCTGTTCCGGCTATCCAGGTCACGCATCGATACGGAGATCGGCAGCGGGACCCTGGTCATGGACGTGTTCAGTGACGAGAACAACCAGGTGAAGATGGACCGGATACTGGTGCTTGTCCAGTCGTTGCTTGAAAACGTGTACCTTACCACCGACGAGACAGGTCCGACCCTGCGGATGTTCTTCGTGTCTGCTGGGTACATCGCAGACCCGGACCCGCAGGTGCTACACTTGTCGATTAACTACGCTCTGCGGGGCGCGAGAATCAAGCCAGCGTTGCTGGTATAGAACAGGAGAAACAAACATGGGCGTATCAGCAAGCACACCAGGAAACATGGTATTGGACGCCGGGGTCCTGGCCGTAGGCGGTACCGTCATCGGCGCGACTCGCGGTGGGGCAACCTTCAACAGTAACCCGACTTGGCGGGATCCTGCCATCGACAACCAGCCGAACCCGGCTGCCGGGACCAAGCGGGTCATCTCGTATGCCCCGACTCTCACCGTGGTTGGCCTGGAGTTCACCGACGACTTGCTTGATGCAGCTATCGTCGGCGGAGCCGCGACACCGACCGAGCACGTGGTGGCGCTGTCGGATTACCAGACGGTCACGTACACCGCCGTGAAGGGTGACGGCAGCAGCGTGACGATCACCCTTACCCGGGCGATCTGCACGAACCCTGCTGTCGCGTTCGCCAACGAGGACGAGGGAACGGTCAGCATGGAGTTCACTGGGCATTACGAGCTGAGTAGCCGTACCCCACCGTTCACCATCGTTGTGGCATAAGGGGTTGACATGCGCCGACTTACCGCCGGGGACTTTCTCAAGCTGTCCAGCATCGTCAAGAAGGGGCTCGTAGACATCGGTCAGATCAACTTCGCCAGGAAGCCAGGCGAGGACGATACAGCCTTCGGTATTCGCGTTGGGCGCTCCGGTCTGCTCGCGCTGATGGATCACTGCTATGAGGATATGGTTGACCTGCTGGTGGACCTGTCCGGCAAAGATCGCGAAGCGTTCGAGGCCATGCCGTTCACGTACCCGATGGACCTGGTGATGGAGCTTTCCGAGAGTGAGGACCTACGCGCTTTTTTTTCGCAGGCATTGGCGCTCGTGAAAAAGCGCCAGCGGTGATCGAAAGGCTGGCGGCGCGGTGGGGAATCGCGCCGTCGGCTGTCCTGCTTGAAGAGTGGCAGTACTGCTCGCCAGCCCTGGAACACATCGCCGATGGCCTGATGGACCCATGGAGGCGTGAAGCGTTTGGGCGGTGGCTCGATGGATTCAACCCCAGGGGGACATTCGGGGCCATGCTATCCAGCCTGGGGCTAAGTGCATCGAAACGCGCTTGCACCTACAAGAAAGATCCGCGTAGCACTGCAGAGATACTGGCGGAGGGGACCCGCATCATGCGCGAACAGGGGCACATAAAATGAAGGTCTTCGAACTGTTCGGCGAGATCCTGCTGAAAGGTGACCAGGCTGTTGCTGCTGGACTCAAGACCGTTGATGAGCAGGCCAAGGTATCAGCCGAGAACATAAAGAAGTACGGCAAAGCCATAAGCAGCGCTGGCGAAACTATGTCAAAGTGGGTCACCGGCCCAATGGTTGCCATCGGTGCTGGTTTGGTTGGGCTGACGAACAGCGTGGCGCAGTATGGTGACAGGGTAAACGACCTTGCCGCCATCACCGGCATGTCAACCCAGGCGATCCAAGAGTACCAACATGCAGCCAAGGTGGCAGGCACTGACACCGAGGCCGTCACCAAGACCATGCGGATATTCTCCGCGCAGCTGGACCAGATCGCAAAGGGCACTGGGCCGGTTGCCGAGGCGTTCCAGAGGCTCGGGATAGAGACGGACGCCTTCATTCAGATGTCACCGGATCAGCAGATGGCGGCCATGATCTCTGCGCTTCAGGAGATACCGGACCCAGCAGAGCGGGCACGTATCGGTGTGGAACTGTTCAGCAGACAATGGGAACAGTTGGCTCCGATTGTGGGCCTTGGAGCTGACGCCCTGCGTGATGCACAAGAAGCGGCCGGAGAGTTCGCGCTTGACGAGGAACAGCTGGCAAGCCTTGACGGGTTCCGCCTTGCGATGGTCGACTTGCAAGCCGAGATCACTGGTATGATGAACAAACTGGGGGCGGAGCTTGCGCCAGTCCTTACCGAGTTCGTGGCATCGATTAAAGAGAATGGGTTGCCAGTACTCGAATCGATGGCCAAAGCGGTCGTTTCAGTGATGAATGGATTCATGTCATTGCCTGGACCAGTGCAATCGTTCATCGTTGTACTCACTGGTGTGCTTGCCGCGGCTGGCCCCGTGTTGGTTGTTATTGGCCAGCTTATCACTGCATGGGGGGTAGTATCTGGTGCCGTATCCGCTGCATCCGGCGTGTTCGCGGTTATAGCTGGCGTTATCGGAACGGTCGCTGCACCTGTGCTGGCGGTGGTTGCTGCAGTCGCTGCACTGATCGCGATATGGTACAACTGGGATGAGATCGTGCGAGGCTCGGAAGTACTTTGGGACATGATCAAGGATGGTGCCGAGTCCAGCGCGAAAGCTCTCACAGAGTTCGGGGCCGATGCCCTGGATGTATTCGTGGACCTAGCGACCGCGATACCCAGGAAAGCCCACGAGATGGGTGAGAAAGTTGCTGAAGCCATCAAGGAAATGGTGGCCCAATCGATAGCCGCATTGAAAAGACTATATCAAGAAGCCGTTGGCAACTCCATCATCCCAGACATGGTGCGAGATATCGGCGTTGAGATGACCACCATGTCCGATGAAGGCGGCGAGGCTGCAGATCAGTTCGCTGAGAACGTGATATCTGGCTTGACCAAGGCCGAGAACTACGCTCCAGCGTTCGGGTATGCTGGAGCTGGCGGCAGCATGGGTGGTATGGGTGGCGGCATGGGTATGCCTGGCGGTCTGTTTGGCACCGGCAAACCGGCAACGCAGCAGGTAAACTACGACTTCAGGGGATCCGTGTTCGCCGATGACAAGTCGTTCCGCAACCGGGTGAACCGCGGCACCAACGGGGTCCAGGGGATGTAATGGCCACAGACTTCGAACTGCTTGACCTCGAACTTCCGCCACCGGTGACATGCGAGCAGGGATTCCAGCGACCTGACGGAACGTTCGTCAAGGATTCCGATATGCCAGGCGGAGGAAGCGGCCCTGGCGGTGGTGGTTACATCGAAGGGACCTGGACAGAAACAGCAAGGACAACCGAGGACTATATCGTATCCGATGTCGAAAACACGTTCAGCGTCATCATATCCAAGGTAACAAGTATCGACTTCACCCAGGATCAAGAGGGGACGCTTCGCACCTTCAGGCTTGAGCTGACAGGGTTGTAGCATGGCGCACGATATCGGACCGTTCCAGACACTCGTATCGTTCGCAAGACGCGGCGGAATCTGGCGATCAGAAGTGACCCCTGGTGGCTTCAACCAAGACATATCGCGGCTGAATAAAGCGTATCGGGGACCGTACACCGACTTTCAGGTCAACGGGTATTCTGACCTGTCTTCGTTGCCGTGGACTAGCATCGACTCATATGCCAGGGCCTTCCAGTCATTCGAGAAGGAAAACATCGGCACACCAGAGGACCCAGAATATGTGTTCCACGAGATCAACAGCGTAACCGTGCGCGGCAGTAATCAGTTCGGCCAGTTCGGCCTGGGGACTGTTGGAGACGTGTCTACCTGGACGGACATCTTCGGATACCTCGAAACCTTCCCAGGATCCGGTGTGTACGAGGAAGTACCGTTGAACGTAAAGACCTACGCGCTTGGCGTAAGGCACATGATCGTTGTGGATATCAACGGCACGGCATGGGTGGCCGGAGACAACACATACGGCCAGCTTGGTCTGGGGAATACCTTCGCCAGCCTGTACCTTGTGCCGATAGTCGGGAACGACTGGGAGAAGGTAGGAGCAGGATGGTACCACACATCTGCGATCAAGGATGATGGAACGATCTACGTGTGGGGCAACGGGGTACTCACACCGCAGCAGCGAGGTGTCGGAAATGTCTTCGTGGCAGTGTCGGCAGGATACGATCACATCCTCGCGATTGACGGATCCGGGCACCTGTGGCGTATGACTACCAGTGACACCGACTTCGTGTTGCTGGAAAACACCAGGACTTACATGCAGATCAGTGCGGGGTTCCAGCGTTCGTCCGCAATCACAACCGATGGCGATCTGTGGATCGGAAACCAGACGGCGCTGTTCTACAAGGTGGCCGGAAAATGGCAGTACGTTTCGACCAGCATGTACAACAGGGCGGACATCAGGGGCGATCACCTTGCCAATCCGCGATACACCCGAGCTGCGATATCGATTTACGGCGTGACGTATGGAGTCAGCGACTTCGCGGGGGTCCTGCTCTTCGATTCGGTTGAAAGCGAATACCTGGACCTCATGGCAGACACTACCTTGTTCGCGAAAAGCGACGGTCGCGTGCTTGGCACAGGGCGCAACGATCACGGCCAGCTGCTGCTTGGTGATATGGTTGACAGACCATACCCGGTGGTGACCAACAAGGGTAGGGTGTACGAGGTGCTTGGAACAGAGCCTGATCTGCGGTTCCCGATGTTCGCCTCCGACGGTGACAGCATGCTGTGGACCGACAACCGCCGCGCCCTGTATGGCATCGGTAAAAACGACTACGGCCAGATGAGCCAAGGGATATCCACCGAGGACGACTACAGCGTGCCGGTGGTTGCCTATTACTTCGAGGACGTTCACCCGTTAGACACCCTGGCAGGTGTATCCATGGGTCTGGGCTTCGGCGTTGTGTGGACAGAGAACGGGGCCACGTTTGCCTGGGGGAAGAACGACACGTACCAGTGCGGACGAGGCAATACGGACGACACGTTTTCGATCACCCAGGTGTTGGACAGCTCTGATACTCCGGTGTCGTTTCAGCAGGTAGCGGCTGGCGGGTCCCATTGTGTCGCGCTGGACTTCTCCGGCAACATCTGGACCTGGGGCGACGGATCCAACGGAGCATGCGGGAACGGCACGACGAACCCGAACGTCTACCCGGAGCCGATTGTATTTGACCCGCCGAGGACATTCGTGCAGGTTGGTGCTGGGCTGGACTTCTCCGTAGCCATAGACGATACCGGCCAGGTGTTCACCTGGGGGGCAAACGCGCACGGGCAGCTGGGCAATGGCGGGTACGGGCAGGCCCTGATACCATCGTTCGCCATCATCGCCAATGCTCAAACGATAGCAACGCACAGCCGGGCGCAGCATGTAGCCTGTATCACGGTGGATGCTTTCCTCTATACCTGGGGACTCAACACGTCCGGCCAGCTGGGGACTGGAACGACCATCGACAGCCCGACCCCTGCATACATAACCGGGGCAAAGCGTCCTGGCCAGTGTTTCGTGGGCGCAGCTCACACGGGCGTGATATCGCCGACAAACGACGGGAAGCGCAAGGGCAAGATCCGATTATGGGGTTCTAATTTCTACGGGCAAACAGGAGTGTTCACGAGTATAATCCCAGACATAGTGCCGGGATTAGAGTATGATCGCGTGCGCTTTTCGTTCGATGAGGTGTGGGGGGTAGAGTGATACTTGCCGAGGCAACGCAAGAGGTCTACGTCGATAGCGTGTACATCTATGTGCAGGGCTGCAGCGTCAAGCGGTCCAGGGATCAGCGCGTAGGTGAAGCTAGCTTCGTGGTCGACAAGGACGTTAACGACGCCCAGAACCCTCTTGCCTATGATGCCGTGGTGATGGATGCCGAGGTGGAGATCATCCACACTGCTGATGGTGTCACGCTGACCGATAGGGGCACGATCTACAGCGTCAAGAAACAATCTGCCAGTGGCGCACACTGGAAGGAAGTAACTGTCCGGTCACAGGAAGAGCGCCTGCAAAGGATCAGGGTGCGAGGCGAGTGGCAGGACATGGACGCTGCAGACCTGGTTGCCGAGCTGATAACCAACTACGGCGTTGCTGCTGGTGTGTCCCAGGGGACGCTCGATAGTGACGGGCGAAAGATCGCTGAAGTGGTTGGCAAGTATGATACCTGGTACGATCTCATGGAGCAGATCAGCGAGCAGACCGGGCTGTCATGGGATGTCGATAACCTGCAGGTGAACCTCTACGTCCCGGAGGAGATTTATGGCCCCACCATCAGCCAGGGCGCGTTCGGCGACGGCACGGCATCAGTGGAGCTTGACCTGGATGGTGTATTCAACTACGTGCGGATGCAAGCCTACGAGTACGAGTACATCGAGGTACTCGCAGAGGCGTGCAGCGTATCGGCGCGGTTGCCTATCGCAGGACCAGGCTGGGAGCTGTCCGGTGATATTGTGTTCCCGCAGTCGTGGACGAAAGAGATGCTTCAGGATCTAAAGTTCGAGCTGGACCTGGAAAACATGTTCGCCCGGTGGGAGCAGCCGGAATACCCGTTCTTCGCGAAATTCTACGTTCGCAGGCAGGCATGGGTGACTCGCAAAGATGACGCCAGCATAGCACTCTACGGCAGGCGAGAAGCCGCACCGTTGTCTGCCGATGGCGGAATCAGCGTTGCCAACGCGAACTTGATACTGGCGGCGTACCTTGAGAAGCATGCGTTTCCAATCGCTGCGATCAAGGGGATACAGCCGACAAACTTCGGGCACAAGCCGGACGCGTTCGCCGTTGCGTCCTTGCCTGACCAGGGGATCGAACAGGACGTGTATATCAGCAGCGTTGAACGGGCCATGGACCAGGGCGATCTGTTCGTGACTCTCGACATCACCACCCGGGCAGGGGTTGGCAAAAACCATGACGTGGCCGTGGAGATGATGAGGCGTATCGAGAAGCTGGAGCGGTCAGGACTTAGCCCAGCAGTGTATCAGGGCCAGCCTGTCAGCCACCCGGAGATCAGCCCGCCCGAAGGACAGACCGCGGTGAAGGATGGGGACGTTATCACCGTGGCCGGAAGTGGATCACCAGAACGCACGCTGTCGGGATCCACGTGCCGCGACCTGAACAACAACGAGGTGCTGGGCAGCGATACCACGGACGTGGAGTACGATCCTGAAACCGGCCTGTTCGGAGGCACGTTCATCATGGGCACCAACCCGACCGAGTTCGTGCGGCTTGAGGCAATCCTGGAGAACACTGCAGGGGCGAGCTTCGCTGACAACAGCAGGTCGAACCCGCTGGATGTAATCAATGAGCCACCGACCGGGGCGAGCATCATAATCAACGGCGGCGACCCGACCACTAGCAACCCGGTGCTGAACCTCGCGCTGTCAGCCACGTCCCCATACGACATCGAGATGTACATCGACGGTGACATAGCGGACGCCGGTAACGTGAGGACATGGGTACCGTTCCAAGCATCCACCACCGTGACGGTGGCCTCCGGCATAACAGGGACGGTTGAAGTATCAGTGATCTTCCGAGAGGCTAGAGCACACAACGAGGCATCTCTGGTATCAGACGATATCTATTACGATCCATGATGATCGGGGATTGACATGCGCCACACACGGCGCGAGAATACAGGCGAGGGGTGACATGGCATTCATCATGAGAGTGGGCGCGGCTAACTTGCCGCAGCCAGGAGATGAGGTAGCAGTATATCTAACTGGCACAAGCACGCTTGTAACAGGGTTGAAAACACCGGATACTGCTGCGCTGCCACTATCCAATCCGTTCACTGTTCCAGCATCTGGTCAGTACGGATTCGAGGTGCCAGACGCATCCCGTGTGGATGTGTACTGGTTAGACGAATCACAATACGTTGTTACAGATGTCAACGTGTTCGATGTCACCCCAACGCTGAAGTCAGGAGCAACTTCCGAAGCGACAAGGCCGGCTGCTGTACTTGTCACGCCAGAGATATTTGCGGCAAAGGGTTTCACGTTCGCAGATGAAGGGCTTCCTAATCCAGCGTCATTGGAAAAAACCTTGATTAGATATCATGGTGCGCTTCTCCAGATCGGTGTAGACGTAGGGGTAACCGTAGGATCTGGTGCAGTGTTGAACTGGAATATCCTGGGACTCGACGGGCAGATAGAAGCTGGCGAGTACCTGGAACTGGTTTACGCCTTCTAGTAAAGGCAGAGAGGCAGTGCAATGGCTATCGCTAATCCTATTTCAAAAAAGGTTCTGAACTTCGACGAAAACGATGCCACCAATGGCATTACCGGATCTGACATCAAGGCGGCATCGGGAGAAAGCCAGAGCATTGCTGACGTTCTCGCCGATACAATCGCCAAGGAGCCTACGTTTACCGACGGGGCAATCGCGACCTGGAACGATGACGGGTTCCTCGATGATTCGGAGACCCTAGTTTCAGATCTTGAGGCAGTGGCGAACAAGGGAGCGGCAAGCGGGTACTGCCCCCTTGACGCATCCTCGAAAGTATCCACCACGTACCTGCCTGATGCAGTCATTGGTGCGCTGAATTACCAGGGTACCTGGGATGCCGACACCAACGACCCGAGCCTGGCCAGTGGCGTTGGCACCAAGGGGTATTATTACGTGGTCAGCGTGGCCGGTACCACCACTCTCGATGGCATCTCCGACTGGCAGATCGGCGACTGGGTTGTGTTCAACGGCACGGCATGGGAGAAGATCGACAACACCGACAAGGTGTCTAGCGTCAACAGCCAGACCGGCGTTGTGGTTCTCGACACCGAGGACGTTGCGGCTTCCGGGGACAATCAGTATTACACCCCGTCCGCCAGCTCCGCCAACGAGAAGACCGCCAACAAGGGTGCAGCCAACGGCTACTGTCCTCTCGGTGCTGACCAGAAGGTGCCGAGTGCAAACCTTCCCGCCTCCGCTGGATCTGCCACCGCGTGCTTCCATCACAAGGTGACGGCTGGCGAAATCTCCGCCAAGACCATCGACTTTTCCGAGATCAACAACGGCGACGAGCCTGGAGACGCTACGAACTTCAAGGCCGGGTACTACGGTGTTCCCCTCGTGATGGGTGGAGTCGATGCAACTCTCACACCTGGCGCGGGCGCAACCATGACTTGGAACGGCCTCGGCCTTGACGGTGTGATCGCGGCTGACGAGTACATCAGCTTCACGTTCAAGATCAACTGATCGACAGGCTGAACAGTAACCATGATCGGGCCGGGCTGAATGGTCCGGCCCAATCACACATGCAGGGGGGATAATGACACTTGCGAATCCACTCAAGCGGGGGAAACAGGTTGCCCCTTATGCACAGGTTATCGAAGTTGCTAAGTCAGGCACGTTCAAGTCTGGCATCAAGGAAGCTCTAGACAGCATCACGGATGCGACCGCAAGCAAGCGGTACTGCGTCCTGATCGCTTCAGGAGACTACACCGAGACAGCCGGCGTCCCAGCCAAGCCGAACGTCGATATCATGGCGCTTGGCCCGGTCAAGATCAGCTCCGGCGTAAGCCCTGCTCTGGATCTCGACTGGAACCAGCGGGTGATCGGCAACCTCCGGGCACACTATACCGGCAGCGGGGCAGGTACCGACCAGGCAGTCGCCATCCGCATGAAGATCAGCGGATACCAGGCCACATCTGACATCTTCGAATCACAGGTCATTGATGGACTCACGGGGGTGGTGGAGAGCGCCCAGACGTCTGCGCCGTCTTCCGCTGCGATTCTCGTCACGGTTGACGATACCAGCGCATCCTCGGAAGATCCGGTGTTCGGTGAGCAGATAGTGAGAAACTGCTTGGCTATGAACATGGCATCGACATCCGGCGGATACGACATCGGTATCTTCGTTGGACAGGAATCCGGCAACCAGTACGTGGAGGTCCCTGTCACAATCAGGGCCTGCCAGGCGTATGGGCCTGGTGCTGGGATGCTCATCCAGTCAGGGATCGACGACATCAACGAGACGTATCGCGACTTCACCATGTTTGACAGCTTTGCCAACGGTTATAACGAGGATGACTCTGGCGCCGTCGGCATCTTCATGCAGGGGCCAGGCAAGCTGTATCACTGCCGCGCCGTTTCTGATTCCGTAGACGGCTACGGGTACGAATGCTCCTTCGAGTACAGCCCGAACGGTGGAACGCTTGAGCTGCACGACTGCCAGGGGTTCGCCATCGAGGGCGACCCGGGCGGTGACCCTGGCGAAACAGATGACGGCTTCGGACTACAGATCGACACTGCAGGGACTCCGGTCATCCACCTGATCGGTGGCAAGTACAGGGGCGGAACAACGAACGGTGCCGATCTTGCGTTCGAGGACGGCGAGACCCAGGTTGACGAGATATTGCAGGTCAACTCGAACACCGACTACACGAGCATCGGTACCGGCCTCACCCTATCGGATCCGAGGTCCGGGAAGGCAACGATCTCGAACGGGACCAACACCGTTACAGTGACGAACAGCATCGTAACGACGGCCAGCGTGATAGTTGTAACTCCCACTCAACGAGTCCAGGATGCATCGAACGATATGATCTGGTGGGCTACACCTGGGGCAAATCAATTCACGATCAACACGCCTAACAACGTGAACGGGAACACAGTTTTTGCCTGGCGCGTTGCGAAGGCGTAGTGATGCAAAGCTCACAGATGTGTCCCGACCATTCTCGGCTGGCCGGGGATGTTAATCGGATCGAGTCGAACCAGAACGAGATACGGAGAGAAACCAACGAGTTCCGTCGCAAGTTCGAACGGCTGTGCGGAAACTTAGAGCAGACTCTTCCGACCCTTGTCCAGCTTGGCAAGGACGTAAAGCAACTGCATGCACGGATGGACAACCTGACGACGTATGCCGAGAAAAGTACGGCAGATCAAGAGCAGTACCAGGATGAACATAAGGCCACCCATAGCACGCTCAAATGGGCCATCGGATTCCTCGGCACCATGATCCTCGCCGTGATATCTCACCTTCTAGCATCTGGAGGCACTCCATGACCATCTTCAACGGATGCACGGACATCCTTGCCATAGGGTTCGGCTGGGAGCAGCAGGGCACGTACCTGCCTCGCCCGCTCGGGATCACGTGCGTAGAGGTGTCATACAGTGGGCAGTGCGGCGTGTTCGCTTGCAGTACCTGTACCTGGACATGGGATGGAGCTTTCAGTGAGCACCTGTAGCCCGAGCACATCTGTGATACTCGTTGAGTTGGAACGCGAGAAAGAGGTCACCATCACGCTTGGTGAGAAGACGATATGCGCCGACGACTGCGATACGATCCCGGCGAACAGCATCACCCGGGCTGTGCTGCGGATCGGTGACATCATCCTCGATACGGACGTGCCTGGCGACGGCTTGAGCTTCAACAGCAACAAGACCGCTCTGGTGTGCATGCTTGGCCTGGTAGAAGGATTCGACCCGTACACCACATATCCTGCACACATCACCGTGTACGATGATCTGGCTTATACTGGTGGGATCCCGTGGACCAGACTCATCATCAAGACGGTGCCGTGGCCTGGGCCGGAGGCAGAATGATCAAGATCTCTAGGGATGATTGGGGAGCTTCTGAGCCTCGGCATGCCTATAGCAAGCACATCCCGAGGTTCGTCGGGATCCACCACAGCGCCAGCGACCAGGACGCATACAATGGGGCACCGTCAATCCGCACGTTCCAGCGGTACCACCAGCACCACCGTGGGTGGAATGATATCGGATACCACTACATCATCGGCCCTGATGGCAAGGTGTACGAGGGGCGACCAGAGGATGCAATGGGAGCGCACGTCAAGGGTAAGAACGATGGCAGCATCGGGATCTGCCTGATCGGCGACTACCGGCCGGGCCGTGACCAGCTCACCCGCTTCGGGTGGTCGGCCCTGGTAGGCGTGTGCTGTGAGGTCATGAAGCGGTGGAACATCCCGCCGGATCAACTGTACGGGCACCGTGACCTCGGATATACTCAATGCCCTGGGGATCAGCTCTACTACCCCATCGCTGTGATCCGATTCATCTATGGCGTGGAGTTATGAGAAAGGGACTATCATGAATCACCCCAAGACTATCAAGGGTATGCTGTTCGTAGCGGCCACCGGCCTGTTGTTCGGCGGTGCCAAGGCGATGGAATCTGGCGACGTCACGACCGGATCCGTGATGTTCGTGTTCGGCCTGGCAGCTGTCGCCATGCGCGAGATCGTCAAGGAGAAGGACGGCGATCAGTGAAACACTCGCTTGACCAGCTCATCGCACGAGGGTGGCCCGAGACCATCGTCCCTTTCCGCACTGCGAAAAACCCGGAAGGCGATGCCGTGGCGATGCAATGCACCGCATGTGGCAGAGAGCAGGAGGCCGTGAAGGGGATCCTAATCGCAACACGTGGAGGGGTACTGTGCTTCGACCATCTGCTCGATCTGTGCCGCCGTGATCCGCGTGTGGCGCTTGACATCGCCAAGGCGCTATCTCGACTCGTGACCGACATCTACAAAGTGGCAAGGCCAAGATCCAGACGCTTCCACTTCTGGTAGCTTCACCGCACCCCCACTATCAGCTTTCCGGCCCCCGGCACCTCCCCGGGGGTCGTTTCTATGTGGTACACTGGTGCGCCTGAAAACGCAGGCCAGTGCTGCGATCTTGAAAAACCTTTCCTTTTCTCCTTGCCTTGTAAGCTAAACTAGGTGATAATGTAATCAAGGGGGAGCGAAGTGGAAACCCCCGAGAGGAACGAAAGGAACCGACCATGACCATCGAGGAAATGATCAAGAAAGCCCACGAAACCGCTACCGCCAACCCTGGATACAGCTACAACAGCGAAGTCCTCGAAAGTGTTTGCAGGGCCGGGTACGAGGGACTTCCAGATCAATTCATCGCGGCGCAGAAAGGAACCCAGACGGTCACCATTGACAAGGCGCGCGGCGTGATGGTGATCGCTGACAACGGGGTGGAGATACAGGCGGTACCATTGACGGAGGAACTCAAGGATAACGCTGTGATCCTTGATGCGTGCCGCCAGTCAAGGCGCGGATGGTAAGGAGGATAACATGACCAACACCAACACCGCCACCACCACCGAGTGGCTGTCAGAGGACGGCCAGGGCACAATCGATATGGGCGACATGCATCCGGCCGGCGCCGTGCGAGAGCTGATGGAGCAGTGTGGGTCAGACGAGGAGTTGGTGGGTATCTTGGCTGGCACAATCAACGGAATCAGGTGCTCACAGATCCTCGACGATACCAGGTACGCCATTGATATCACCCGCCACTACTACGCACCTCAGCCAGACACCACGGAGCGATTGACCGATTCGTGGACCGGGGAGGAGTGGAGCGGGACCCTGGAAGAGGCCGAGGACAAGATCGAAGAGATCGAGGCCGCACTATACGAGTGCAGCAATGGCGAATCCAGCCGGCCCACCCTGACGATTGTCAGGGTGTGATGGGGGATGCCATGGACCCAGAACTGCAGGCAGTAATGGACTGGCTCAACGGGATGCAGTACACCGGCCTGCTCCAGGTCGAGCAGGACACAGGGGTAACGCTACCGAGCCTGTACAAGTACAGGGCCGGACACATCGGCAAGGCCCGGTATACAACGATCCGCACCCTGCAGCGATATGCAGGGCTGGAGGTGAAATCATGAAGCGCGTGGCAGTGATGACGAGCGACAACGGAAGCGTCATCCATGCGTCTGGTGACATGGGTACGAGGCAGGTGGCAGCCAGCAATGATCGCAGCCGCGAGTGGAATCATGCGTTCGCGGTCAGGAGACTGCTGCAGGTGTGCGGCATGGAGACGAGGGACATCGCGTCCGCACCGCTCGGAAACTCCATGGTGCATGTGGTGACGGTTGAGGGGGGATTGTGATCCAGGCAATCAAGCAGTGGCTGTTCCCGAAGGCGCAGGACCACGATCCTCCGAAACGTATGGACCCATGGGATGAGCTGAACGCCGAGCTTTCCCGGATCAGCGTCTACCTGCCGTACCTCAAGGATGCAACGAGGAACCGCAGGCAGGGCCAGTGCGCCGTGTACCTTGGGGAGATCGAGGCCGGTATGGATCGGCTCTGGAAACTCTACCAGAAAAACAAGAGCGCTTGACACGAGGTACACACCAATGTACAGTTAGTACATGAAAGGAGGGGCCATGACGAAGGTAGGAGAGATGTATCCGCAGACCAGGATGGTGAAGATCGACCACGGCGTAGTGATCGACGTGGAAACCGGAGCAGTCTACACCATCGCAGGAATCGACACTGATGCAACTGGCATCAAGATCAGCATGCCACACCGCCCGAGCCCGGACGCATGTGAGCGGACCTGGTACCGGTGGGCACGAAACTGCCGGGCGCTGTACCTGGCAGCGCAGCACTCCAAGGGGTAAAGAGAGAGAAAGAAGGCCAGGACATGAAGACCTGGCCAGTAGAAAGGAACCAGCTCCATGATAATCAAAACTGTGACATATCGCAATTTCAAGGGGTTGAAGGAGTTCACCGTCGACCTCAATGGAAAATCGGTCACCATCAGCGGGGCCAACGAGGCAGGCAAGACAACTCTGGCCGATGGCATCTGGTGGTTGTTCTTCGGCAAGGATCTGAACAACCGCACGGATTTTTCCGTCAAGCCACTGGATGCTACCGGGGCTGCATCGCAAGGCGCCGAGGTATCTGTGGAGGCCGTGACGGACGCCGGGACGTTCAAGCGCACGTATCGCGAGGTGTGGGCCCGCAAGCGTGGCGCCGAGGCCGAGACGTTCAGCGGGCACACCACCGACTACGAGATCAACGGCGTGCCTGCCAGTGATCGCGAGTACAAGACCGCGGTGGCCGAGATCGTTGGTGAAGAGCAGTTCAAACTGCTCACCAACCCGGTGTATTTCGCGTCCATGCTCAAATGGCAGAAGCGACGTGAGATCATCCTGGCCATCTGCGGCGACGTGTCCGACGAGGATGTGATCTCGCAGAATGCCGAGCTGGCAGAACTGCGCGGGATCCTGGGCGACGTGCCTGCCGACAAGTACCGCAAAATGCTGGACGCCCGCCGCAAGGCGATCAACGATGAGCAGAGCAAGATCCCGGCCCGGATCGACCAGGAGAACAAGGGACTGTACACGGACGACCTGACCGTCGAGGAGCTGCGCCAGCAGGCCGCAGACATCCAGGCAGAGGTAAGCGCCATCACCAAGACCATCGCCAGCATCGAGTCCGGCGAAGAGATCCAGCGGGTGGAAACCGAGATCGCCCGGCTGGAGGTGGCTGGCGAGTCGAAGGCAGCTAAGGAGCTGGCGAAGAAGCGGGACGAGCTGTCGAAGCTCCAGCGCGATGCCACGGCCCACTCAATCCGGCTTGCGAACTTGCGCCAGCAAATCGTCACCAAGACGGCGGAGATCGAGCGGCACGACGACAAGGTGGCCGCGCTCGACTGTGAGATGAAGGAACTGCAGCGCAAGTACATGGAGGCGTACAAGGCCGATTACGGTAGCCTATGCCCTACGTGCGGTCAGGACATGCCAGCCGGCCGCGTGGCCGAGTCACGCGCTCGAGCGCTTGCCACGATCACCGAGGATGGCAAGGCCAAGGAGGCGGAGCTGAAAGCGGCCATCGAGTCGCGACCATCCCTCGATCAGGAACTGCAGGAAGCCCAGGAGATCTATGCCGCTGCCGAGAAGAGCGGGCAGGCGTTCGCCGATGGCGTGAAGACCCTGGAAACCATGATCCGCAATGCCGAGAGCGACGAGCCACAGGGAGAGTGCATGGAGCTGACGGAGCTTCGCGGAAAGCTGTCCGAGCTGCAGGCTGATACTGCGGCTGCTGCGGAGCTGGCGAAGGCCAAGCAGGTGGAACTGGAGAACGACCTGTCCGAGATCCGCAGACGCATCGCTGGGCTGGAGTCCAACGCATTCGCACACAAGCGGATCGACGGGCTCAAGGCTAGGCAGAAGGAGCTGGCGAAGGAATGGGCGCAGACCGAGCGAGAGCTGCACCTGCTGGACGAGCACACCCGTGCCCGGGTCCGCGTCCTGGAGTCTGCCGTCAACGCACGGTTCAAGATGGCGCGGTTCCAGATGTTCAGGGACCAGATCAACGGTGGCGTGCAGGAGTGCTGCGAGGTTACCTACAACGGCGTGCCGTACAACGGCGGGCTTAACACCGGGGCCCGCATCCTGGTCGGACTGGATATCATCGAGACACTGCAGAAGCACTACGGCCTTTCGATGCCGGTGTTCGTTGACAACGCCGAAGCGATCACGTCACCCATCGAGTGCGACGTGCAGCAGGTGGTGAAGCTCGTGGCCGTACAGCGGCCGAAGAATCTCAAGGTGGAGGTGGCAGCATGAACCAGCGCAATGATCTCGTCAGACAGGATGGCACCGCGAAGTTCGGCCTGGATCCGAACGGTAGGCCCAGGACATTCATGGCGGCGCTGTCCGCCAAGCTGGCAACCGCCAGCGTTCAGTCATCGTTCGCCCAGGCGGCCGGGCCGCTTGCCCGCGCCATCATGGGGTCCATCATCGAGGTGTGCAGCAACAACCAGAAGCTGCAGGAGTGCGACCCGAATCTCGTGATCCAGGAGGCGGTGAAGGCGGCCACGTGCGGCCTGTCACTCGCCAGTGGACTCGGGCACGCTTACATCATCCCGTACAACAAATCTGTGAAGGTTGGCACCAGGTGGGAAAAAGTGCCGATCCCCCAGATGCAACTCGGGTATCGTGGACTTATCCAGCTGGCCCTGCGTACCCGGCAATATCGCACGATCAACGCGGACATGCTGTACGTCGGTGAATCGGTTGTGATCGACCGACTTACCGGCCGTGTGTCCATATCCGGGGCACCGACATCCGACGAGGCTATCGGGTATTTCATATATTTCGAGACGCTGGATGGATTCGAGAAATCCGGGTTCATGTCTCGGGATGACATGCTGGCACACGCCCAGCGGTACTCGAAAAGCTGGGATGCGAAAAACAAGCGGTTCAACCCATCATCCGCATGGGCAACGAATTTCGACAAGATGGGCATCAAGACCATGGTGCGCCTGGTTCTGCAGAAATATGGCCCGGTATCTGTGGAGTTCATGGAGGCAATCAACCGCGACAGCGATGCGGACGGCTACCGCTACGATGCCGCGCCGACGCCTCCGGCGCTTGATTACGACGGGCCGCAGGTGCATGATGGAGAGGATGGCCACGAGGCACCGGACGAGGCGATGACCATTCCGGATCCGGTGCAGGAAGAGACGGAGGTTGTGCCTCCGTTCGGGATGGGGTGACGAGTGAATATCACGACACTCGGAAGCGGTAGCAGTGGCAACGCTCATATCGTGGAGTGCGGGGGGGCTAGCGTCATGCTTGACGCTGGCCTGCCTTTCCGCAAACTCATGGAGCTGTCGAAGTTCAAGGCGACCGATGTGCAGGCTGCGCTCATTACCCACGAGCACCAGGACCACGCAAAGGCAGTCGAGGATCTTATGCTACACGGTGTCGACTGCTGGATGAGCCTGGGCACGGCCATGGCTCTCGGGATCCCATCGGACACGCCGCGCCTGCAGTTCTGCCACCCCGGCGAGCTGCACAGCCTGGGTGATCGGTGGGAGATGGGATGCTTCCACACAACGCATGACAGCGAGGAGCCGTTGGGCTTCATCGTGCAGCGCCAGGGATACCCATACCGGCTCATGTACCTAACCGACTCGGCGACCGGCCCGAGCTGGCCAACCGGCATCACCCACCTGATGATCGAGGTAAACCACACCCGAGATCTGATCGCCTCGTCCACGGCAGTGCATGCAGGACGCGCCAAACGGTCGCACATGGGGCTGGAGTATGCCCTGCGGTATATCGATGACCTGCGCTTCAATTCGCCCAACCTGTTCGAGGTGCATTTCATCCACCTCAGCGACTGCCATGCGGACCAGGAGGAGATCGAGACGGCTGCGGCTATGGCACTCCCAGGTGTGCGGATCAAGATCGGTGACCGGGCACGCACGGAGCCAGTCAGTTACCCGCAGGCGTTCGGGCTGGTGGATGAGCTGTGAAACTCACCCGTGAACAATCCCGCGCCCTATTCGCAAGGATCCGCAGGGACGGCACGGAAGACCTCCGTGATGTGGACCCAGACGTGCTCAGGATCGCCCAGGAGCAAACGAAACCACGTCAGGCGCCCGTAGAGCGCAAACCAAAGATGAACAAGACAGAGGCGAGATACGAGGCCGAGATACTTCGGCCCATGCTCCACGCCGGGGAACTGGTCGCGTACCTGTTTCAGCCCATCACGTTGAAGGTGGCCGAGTTCAACTGCCGATATACCCCGGATTGGTTCCTGGTGTTACCGGATCGGTTCGCGTTCCACGAGGTCAAAGGGTTTTGGCGGGACGACGCCCTGGTGAAGTTCAAGGCCGCTGCCACCCAGTACCCCTGGTTCGACTGGGTGTCCGTGCAGCACAAACGTGGCGAGTGGGTGACGTGGGATCCGTGGGAGGACGGGTGCCGGTAGGTGCCTGGTCTCTTTTTTTGTTGCATCTGTTTACCAAAGTAAATACAATGTGTGAAAGGAGGGCGAATGACGACAGAAGAGATAAGGTCAAAGGTCCAGGAAATCACCGAACATGACCGTGAAATATGCTTTCGTGCCGATGTTTCGCAGTCGTGGCTTGTGCGGTTCAGGAGCGGTGATTTCAAGAGGTGCGGGCACGATATGATGGAACGCCTGGAATCCGTGCTACTTGAGATAGAGGCCAGGGATGAGGGCGCGTAACATCAAACCGGGGTTCTTTACGAACGAGGATCTGGTCGAATGTTGCTATGAGTCCCGCCTGTTGTATATCGGACTATGGATGATGGTGGACTGCGAGGGCAAGATGGAGTACCGTCCGAAGCAGATCAAGATGAAGCTGTTCCCGGCCGACGACATTAATGTCGAGTCGTGTATCGCAGAGCTTCGCAGGTGGTCATTCATAAGGTTGTACCATTGTGACGGGATTGACTACCTTGACATACCAACATTTACAAGGCATCAAAACCCGCACCACCGCGAGAAACCAAAGGGATATCCAGACTATAGCCTGGGGCAAGCCCTGGGCCAACCCGAGGCGAGCCCGAGGCAAGCCTGGCTGAATCCTGAATCCTTAATCCTGAATCCTGATCCCGGATCCCGGAATCCTGAATCCGGAACCCTGAATCCGGATACCAGTAAACCACATAGTGCGAAATCCGACACGAAACCATTCACATACGATCCTGACTTTGAGGAGTGGTGGAACGCTTTTCCTGTCCAGCGAAGGAAGAACAAACGGAAAGCGCACGAGATATGGGTGAAGCTCAGGCGGAGGAACCAGTTGCCGGATCAAGATCACATGATGGCGAACATCACAACGTATGCCATGAGCGCGGAGGTCCGCGAAGGCTATGCCAAGATGCCGACAACATTCCTCAACCAGGGATGCTTCGACGACGACTATGAGCCTGATGATGGTTTGTCTGTTATCGGAAGGGCAAACAAGACAGCGGCACAGATTGTGCTGGACAAGCTCAACGCGGAGGCGGAGGCAAACGATGATGACGCATGAACAGCGTGCAGAAATCATGGGCATGCTGGTAGCTATCGGTGAAGAGCACAAGGATCCTTTCAGCCCTATCCGGCTTGAGGTATGGATGAAGGACATGGAGCGGGTTGGGTATGATCGAGCCAGACCTGCGCTCATGCGTGCGATCCACCATACCCACCGTCCGAAGCTCGGAGAGGTGATGCAGTGGGCTACTGGATCCGACCAGGACAGCGCAGAGGTGGAAGGTATCCGGGTACTCAATGCAGCGAAACGTCATGGGCCATACGCCTCTGTCATCTTCGACGACCCGGTAACGAACTCCGTTATCTCCCAGGGGTTCGGTGGCTGGATAAAGCTCTGCACCGAGATGACGCTGGAGGATGAGAAGTGGTTTCCTCGAAACTTCGCCAAAGTGTATAGGGCGTTTGCGGATAGGGGTACCAGGTCGACAACCCATCTGATCGGAATGCACGAGCGGAACAATGCAATCAAGTTCCCGGAGCAGTCACCTGAAATATGCAGGATCGGTGACGCCATAAAGATCCAGCAGATGCTGGGGCATGGTGTGGCTCAAATCGAGGATCTTACGTGAACCCAACAATGGCCAAGTACAAGACGCTGAAGCCCATGCCCATGGAGGAGTACGAGCGCAGGGGTGCAGATGCGAAACAGAAGGCAGCAATCCGCAGGTCACTTCGCAAGTGGAGCCATGCATCCAAGTGCGACAAGTGTGGAGTCATCCGCGACCTTGACGACATGAAGCGCGTGGGCCACTCGGAGATATGCAAGGACTGTTACGTGAAGTGAGCGACAGCCGGACAACCGGACGCTCGAAAGGAAGGCATGCTGATGGACACACGAGACACGATCGGAGATCCGCACGAGGTGGTATCGGCGCCGGTGCTACACCACATGAAACAGATCCCCCCGGAAGGCCAGTCCGTGCTGCTGATCTTAGCGCATGGCTGCAAGCCGGTGGTCGGATACTACCGCAAGGGGATCGGGGGTTGGGACCTGGCCCACGGGCTCGACGAGCACAACCCGTACCTGCTGCAGCAAGCGCGCGGATGGATCGACCTATCTGATATCTGGGTAGCGT